CAACCCACGCCCAGCATCAGCCCGGGTTAGGAAGTTGGATTGTTTCAGTTGGGATACATTCATCTACTTACCTTTCTTTGTTCGTGTTCCCGGGTTGTTATTGGACCGGAAATTGGTGAGCGCGGGGACGGTTCTTACGGTTCCGCCCGGTCTGTCCAATGAATCCTGCGGGGCAATTACTCCCGCCCGTATTCATTAAGGGCCACCCGAGTCTATCACCCGCCGTTGTCGGTCGAAACCGACAAGTTGGTTCCCGCCTAGGCGCCGCGCTCATAAATTACTTAAATCGTCTCTGGGCCAGCTCCGCCTTGCGTTCCGCCAGCGCCTCATCATGGCTCTGCTCAATATCGGCCTTGTCATACGCAGCCAAGAACTGTTCCTCGGCCTCAAGCATCGTCTCGCCCTGGCCCTGGGCTTGGTTCGCGCAGGAGACGGTGCCGCAGCGGACCATGTAGGTGTTCTGATCCATTTGATACCAGGACCAGACGGGGCGGGAGCAGGTTGGACAAGTCATAGACTTTTCAATATCCGAATGGCCTTGCCAGCGGTAACTGTCGTTCTGTTTTTTCCCTTCACCCTATTCCAAAACCGATCATGGAATGGGAATGGTTGCCCCGGAATGCCCGTCATCGTCCCGCCAATGCCAACGACATGTTTCGACTTCCTGTGTTTGAATCTGTGGAATTGAGTAAACAGGCACCCGCATTCGGATAAGTTAAACCAGCTAAAGTCCTTAGTGGCTTTGAATCGTTTCAACCAGACAATAACTTGCTTGGGGGTGTATGGTTTCATTTCCCCCTCACTTTCTTTAGCGCAGCGCGGACGCGGGCCATGGCGTTCTTGTTCCATGATGTAAGCCCTCGTTCAAGCTGGCTCATGTAAGCCGGGGACCAGCCGCAGGCTTTGGCCAATGCACGCAGTTTAATGTCGCACCGCTCACGTTCCTGCCTGACCAGCTTTCCGGTCACACGATGGTTTATCTTTTCCACTTCATCAATGTAGGTTGAAAGGATCAAACTCATGTGAATGATGTTTACTTGATAAGGTTGCAGCCGTCAAGGATTTATTTCCAACAATCTGCGAAGGCGGTTATGCCTGGCATTGTGGCGTCATTGGTCCAGCCTTTGAATCGCCCTCTCGATCAAGCGCCAGGCGAGTTGGTTGAAATCCCTTTCGATAAGCAACTGTTTGGATTCCATCTGCTCAAGCGTTTTACCTAATGCCTGCTTGCAATTCAATAAGGCTCGCGCCCTCTCCAAATCCTCGCGGATCGCCTTGCGCCGGGCGATGATGGCGCGGGTTAGGTCAGTGATCTCCTCTTGGCCTGCGTTGGGTGGGGTGGTCATGGGGTTATAGCCTCCCTATCGGCGCGTAAAGGTCTTTGATTCTGCAAATATCACCCTTGTAAGCAACGATGATCTTTTGTTCTCGTTTGGGGAACTTGCGATAGTTCAGAGTCTTCTTGGCGTGGGCCAGCCGAGTGAATTCACATTCGAGGTAGGTAATCTTATTATAAACCGAAAGGCCATGCTCTTTGAAGAAAAGTTCCGTTTCGGCCTCGGAACAGTAATATGCCCCGTCTTTGTCCCGGCTGTCGCCAGTCATCACCACGAAGAAGCAATTATCATTCAGCCGATCAATGGCGATTTTGTATCCAGCGAAAAGCGCAGCACTGAACTTGTCGTAAGTGCTGAAAGTGTTCAGTTCTCCGGGGGGAGGGTTTCCGTCGTAATCAAGATATTCCTCGACCTTGTAATAAGGCGGGCAGGTGAACACCAGATCGAATCTTCCTTCCGGCTCATAGGTGGAGCTGTCGCTCTGTATCCAAGTGGAATCAAAGTCGCTGCAGAGCTTGTTATTTGCATCGCACTGGTTCTGCCTCAATTCGCTGGCCACGTATTCATAGCCATACGATCCAGCGACAAATCCAAACTGAACACCTCCGCCGAATGGATTGTAAATTCTCCGTCCGCGTTCTGGAATGAAGAATCGCAACACCACTTCACAAGCGACAGGATCAAGAACGGAAGCATTCCCGTTGTGCGCTTTTGTCTTGGCCTCAACCTCGCCAGCATCATTTATAAATCGCTTGGTGTTTACGATGTTGGAGTAGCCATTCTCCCCCTGCCAGCAACCGTCTCGCGTGGCATATGTCGGATTCTTGATGCCTTTCTTTTCGCCAACAGCTTCGATCTTCTCATTCCACTCCCGCTTCAACCGCAGCCAATCTCCTTTGGTTGTGTTCCAGACGTTTGTCATTGTGATATGCGCCAGAAGTTTCATCCGCACGGCGGACAAGTCGCCCAGGACCATGTAATGAAACCCGGACATTTTCAGATAGGTGACAAATCCAAGGCTCTCGAATAATTCCGGGGTCTCGAATTTGCTCTTCGGGTCGGTGGTGATGATTGCTGGGTAGCCCTCCGTGTTATGTTCAACCACAGCCTCAACCATCTGTCTGTAAAGTGCGGGCGTGAAGTGCTGCGGTGAGATCACCGATTGCAACAAGCAAAACTCTTTAACGACATGATTCTTCTGGAATGTCATAAAGCCAGCGAATTGACCGTCCACTTTTAACACTACGGCGGAATGAATCTGCATGTTCTTGCGAGCGGCTCGCATCGCAATGCCGTCCTCGATTGCGAGCTTGGCTATCTGATTTTCAAATCCAGATCCGATCACACTCGGCACGCAGAGAAATTCCGCCTGCGTCTTAATCAGGTCTAGCTGTTCGCGGGTCTTAGAGCGCGAGTGTTTTTTGTCTGGCGTTTCTATTTTCATATGTGGGCTTGTTCGGGTTGGTTAATGCAGGAGAGCCATTGTGACTTCCTGCGATTGCGTTTTGACCCACCAAAGTCACCCCGCAAACGTCCGGGCAATGAGAGCAATGGCCAAGGTAGGTAGAATTGTTTGAGAGCGAAACCGCTCTGACAGACTCCAAATCTTTAACCGCCGTCAGTTTGATTATGCCGCCGACTACCAGGGAATGATTCTTTGGGACGCGCAAGGGATTATCAATGGTCGGGTGCAATCGGAATAACTCGTCCTGAACCGCAGCCATCCGTGCGCCGTCTGGATTAGCCCGAATGAAATCACAGGAAACAATCCGCGCAATGCTGTCACCCCCAGAGAGTTTAAATCGGTAGAACTCACGCTTTCGATAGGCAAGCTCGGCGGCCGTGTCCAGTGCGGAAATGGAAGTGTTCAGAACCGTTCGGCAGGCAACGAGCCTTTTAACCTGCGCGTCACTTAGCCGCATCCAGTGTTTTGTAATTACAACTGGTCGGGCGAAATCTGCGAGCCATTCGATTGTATCAACGGTTTCCTCCCAGTCGTGGCAAGGATCGCCCATTGTTCCGACCCGGAAGAAACCATGCGGAGAATTGGCAACCGCTCTCTCAATTGCCCTGGCTTGCGTCTTTGAGTGAACCTTGCGCGTGACTGCGACGGTAAAATCTATGCCACGAAATTTGGCTATGTTAGCCGCGTAGCATCCATCGTAACAGCCAGCAGCGGGCCGCGCTGCCATGCCAGCGGTGCAACCTTTGACCGTATCAACATCAAAAACACCTTTGGAATTAAGCGTTGCGGTCAAGACGTTTGAGAATTGGCGCATGGGTTCACCTCAACGAGAACAACTCTCGGGTTTTTGTAGATCAACGAAATCTTCTGGCGATAATGGCCGGCCCGAATATGGCGCCACACGGTTCTGGTGGATCGCGAGCACCTAACGGATTCTTCGTGCAGAAATTGTTTTAGTGGGATGGGTTTCATTGTGAGTTGTAGTCAGGGACATCAGCGAGCGAGACATGGCGGGCATTGCGAAGGAACCGGCTGGCTATGCGGCGCTCAAACTTGGATTCCCATGATTCAGGCGGGACATTGGTTGTGATGACTGTCCACTTGGCAACCCGCCGCTCGAGGATCAGATACAGCTTTTCCATTCCTGCCCTGCTCGGATCGTGTTCGGCGCCGATGTCATCAATCACCAGCAGCGAAACCGGCATCATTTCCTGAACCAGATACCAGTTGCCCTCTTTGAACCTGTCAACGGTGGTGGGCCAATGGACGAACATGGTGTCTGCCAGCCTCATTTCGCCATCGTCACTGATTACGAGGGGAATCCTCATGGCCAGCCTGGATGCCCAGTTGTGGATCGCCTTGGCGGAATGGCTCTTCCCGGTGCCGTTCTCGCCTGAGATGATCATCCGGTAGCCGCTACTCGGCCGCTTTGCGTAGTTCGCGCAGAAGCTCCAGACCTCGTTCTGTAGCCGGGCCAAGAGCGGGTGGTGGGGGTTCAACCTTAGCCACTTGTCCAACCAGGCTTGCTTCTGACTCTTTTGCTTGTCGGTCAATGAGTCGTCTGGCGGCGGCTCCATAATCCGTCGGGCCGATGGTAATTCCAACGTTTCTAGGATTTGGCTGATTGGCTTTGTTCGATCCGGTTCCGGTGTATTTTCCGTTAGCATAGTTCCTTTTCCAGTTGCGTGCAGCAGCCTCAAAGCTGCGCATCGGGTTTCTGCCTACTTTCCAACCGTTTGACTCGTAGAAATCAAAAAACTTCTCGGCCTCCTCCTGGGGCAAACCAGCTTTGACGAACCAGAGGCGCACTTGTTCGGCTGTCGGCTTCTCAAACGCCTTTTTAGTCTCTGCCCGAATGGGCACACTCTTAGGCGAGGGCGAGGGCGAGGGCGAGGGCGAGGGCGAGGGAGGCGAACATTTGTTAACATTTGTTAACATTTGTTCGGGAGCGGCTGGATATTTACTGACTGTCCTTGCATGTTCTTTCCATTTAAGCACTTGCAAGTATTTGGTTCCGTCCACCTCATAAAGCACGATCTCTCTTTTGCTAACAAGTGTTTGCAAGGCGATAACAATTGTTTGCACGGGTATCTCATTGCCATCTGGATCGCCTAAAGGGAAAGCCTCACTCCTGACCAACATCGGCTCGGCTTCGAGTCTGCCGTAATCATCCACCAAGGTTAGCAGGCGGATAAATAGGCTCTGGCTTAGATAGTCGCAGCGATTGAATCGGAGGCTCGTACGGACGCCTGGCCTGAGAAAGCGTTGGGGCATGGTCGCCAATCGAAAAGCTCTGCATCGCTGCCGTGGCAGGGTCGTGAAACAAACCAGCCTTGGCGGCAAGTCCTGTTCACGGCAACGAAGCGGAAATTTCCACTGATTTGTTTCACGGCCCCAATTACTCACACCCTTCCAGCCAACGCAAGAGAAAAATCATTCACGGCTTATAAACGTCGTTGGATTGCCGCCTCGATCAAGTCCTCATCTTCTGGACGGGGCTTTAGGCCAAGGCCGACGCTTTTACCGTAAGTCGTTGGCCCTGTCGTTCCGCCCGCATTCAGGTTGACTTGTCCGGCGCTTACGACTTTGTGGCCAGCACCAACTTGATCGTGCTTCAGCAACTCATCGAAGATCACCGCGACCTCGATACCTTCACTGTCAATGATGATGTATTTCATATAAACTCAATCCCGGAGCCAAGGTTATCGCGGACACGCGCCGGGTCGCGTGGAAATGGACGCCACTGGCCCACTCATGGCTTGGGGTTGGCCTTTCTTTGGAGCCGATCAATCTCAGCGGCTATCAACGCCCCGGCCTTGACTAAATCACGGACTGGGCTTTGTGGTTTCCACCATTCATCTTCCCAAGGCCATTCCTCGGGTGGGTTCTCGGTTTGATATGCTTCCGATTCCGTCCAGTGTCGGGCGATGTAATGGCCGACATAAGATTGGGCGGCGCGGGCCAGCTCTCTTGATTGGTGCTCGTCATCATGTTCAACGGTCCAGCCTTCCTTGGCTATTTGGCGCTTCCGCTCATGGGCTATCATTTCAATTCCAGTTGTCATATTTCATCTCTTAAACGGGTTCCTGGGTTTGGTCATCTGGATACGCTTATTTCCGCATCGGGATAAGCCTTGCACGCTTCAAGGTAACGCTCGACCCAAGGCACGAAATGCTTGTATAATCCCCAACCGTTCTTGGCGTTGAATAGCTCGAAGTGACCCGGCCTGGCTTTGAGATCAGCCAACCCCTTGGTCAATGGCTCAATCAGTTGTCCTGCCTTGGTGGCACCGATGGCTTCTGGATGCCAGCAGGCATCATAAACGCCAGCAGCCTCAGCCATCCGGTTTAGGTTGTGGGTTATGTTAGCCTCGAAAAAGGTTTCGCGGTGCTTTCGTTTGTGGACATGGCCGCATTCAGAGCAGGCACAATCCACTTCCTCGGCAGGGCCGTTTAGCCAAACGTCTAAGCTCATTTGGCCTCCTTCTTAAACGGGTTCCTGGGTTTGAGCATCGCCTTTTTCCAGAGCGGCTTTAGCGCGTTTGATTTGATGCCATGGCGCGGAAATATCCGCCTTGGCTACGATCTCTTCCAGTGCGGCACGGTAAATGTCCCGTTCCTCAGCCACGCATTGCGGGCATTCGGGCGGGGAAGTCCAGTTGTGCTTGCAGCGATTCATGGTTTCCTCCAAGGGTTCCTGGGTTTGAGCACTGGCGCGAAACAGATCACGAACGCGGCCACAATGGACAGGCCGAGCAAGAAGCAGCAAAAGCAGATTAGGAGCATGGGTTTTCCTTTTTGATAATCGCTTTGAGTTCATCGGCCCATCGCTTGTGCTTGCGTTCGTGTTCGGTTGTCAGTGGCGGGCCAAGACTGCATTCAATGCGCCTGATTCGCTCCTTCCTGAACGCTCTGCATTTAAGCATGTGATAATCCATAATTTCGGTGAGGGTTTGGCAGTTCATACCGGCAACCTCCTATCCTGCCTCTTTCGCCAGTCCCGGATATGCGCCTGCAACTCGGGGCTGATGTTCGGGTCTGGCTCGGGGGTGATGGTGGCTTTTGTCAGGACTTGGCGGGCCAGTATAACTTCTCCGTTCCAAGAGTCACGCCGCTTATCTGTCAACACTAAGGCTATGGAGATCGCCTCGTTTATCCTGTTCCATTCAGTTTGTGTGCAGGTCATGTTACCTCTGAATCCCGCGCGCTCGCCGTGTTCAGACGCAACCCAGGCCGGGCAGCCACGACGAGGCACGCGGGAAAACTTTGGTTTGAAGTTGTGTTCGTCTGACTGAACATGCCCACACGATAAACCAAGCGCGGATTACACGCAAGAGGGTTTGTTTGTAATCGGTTCGTTCTTGACAAGGCCCGTATTTATGCCGCCAATAAGCCATGGCCGACGAGTCGCTAGACATCCAAATAAAGCTGCTGGCAGACACTTACGGGGCTGAGAAGGTCCAGAGCGCGCTCAAGCAGATCAAAGGCGAAACCGAGGGGTTGACCATCAAACACCAGGAACTGCGCGCCGCGGTGCGCGGGTTGCATACAGAGTTTCCTGAACTGGCCAGGATCGCGCATCTGGCGTTGCATCCAATCGGGCTGGCCGTCGCTGCCATTGGTGGATCGTTCGCGGTCTGGAAGATGCGAACGGAAGAGCTGCAGGCCACATTCGCTAATCTCGCCTTGCCAGACATAAAGGCGCTAGATGTCGGGCACATCAACGCAGTTACTGAGGCATGGGGCAAATATAACAAGGCATTAGGGACGGCGATTGAGAACGCGCATTCTGTCGAAAAGGATACAGAGAAAGCTCTGAAGAGCATCGAAACCAGAATCGAAGCCACCAATAAACTGATTGAGGCATTCGCCGGAAAGAAACAAGCAGGCGCATCAGGAATCCTTGAAAAGCTCGGCATCTCGGAACAGGAGACGATTGACAAGAGCATCATAGACAAGAGAGCCGACAACCTGAAGCTGGGCGAGAAGGAACGGGAGATTGCGAACCTGGGAATCGAATCAGTGAACAAGCGCCGAGAGGGTGCGAAGATAAGGGTTGCCAGCGCGGAGGATGATGCAAAAACTACAGAAGCCCTCAAAGCCGCAGCCGAGATAGCCAAAAAAGACATTGATGAACGCAAGCAGAAGATAGGCGTTCTGCGCGCGCGTCAAGCTGGTGAAACACTAACGCCAGCCGAACACTTGCAGATCGTGAAATTGTTGGGCCTTGGCCAAGGTGCTGATGCCATCCCTGGAGCTATCGCAGACATCCAGGGCGGCATACCCGCGGCACAAGCCACGGTTGATCTTTACAATTCCAGATTGAGAGGCGCTGCAGGTAGAGATGCTCAACGCGCCACACGGGACCGTTTATTTTCCGAATCTGCTGCGGCCGGAGCAAAGGCAGAGGAGCTAAATGCCGGGATGCCAGCCGACTACAGACAGGCCCGAGACAGGCAAGGGCTTGGTTCGATTCTGGATGTGCTGAAGCGGCAGACCGAAACCCTGAAAGCCCTGCATGAAGCGCATGACCAAACCGACAAGGCCAGCAAGGAAATCGCTGATGCCATCAAGAGCAAGCAGACTGTTCAGGCATCCATGATCAAAGCCCTGAAAGACTCTGAGGCTATTGAAACCGCCCTCGTTGAGCACCAGAAACGGCTTGAGATGAACCTTAAAGCCCTTGCTGCCCACTAATGCCCGACTGGACCCTCACCGCCGGCACGACGACCAAGACCCTCGCCGCCTGGGGGTTCAAAGGCGACTCGCTGACCCTTGAGCGCATCAGTCAAGCCCCCGACGTTTGCACCGTGACCAAGCCGGGGCCGATGGATGCCACCCTGCTCTTCGCGTTCGGGTCCATCGTTAAGATCCAACGCCCGGACGGCACGATCTGGTTCCAGGGCCGAGCAACTCTGCCTGTTCGTCAAGGGAGCGGGGATAATGAATCAGTTGCATACCGTTTCGAGGGGCCGTGGTTCGATCTGGACAACATCATATTCGAGCAGACTTGGCAGCAGTTTAATGGCTACACCACACCGGGCGATCCAAGCACCCCGCCGACGTTCATCAGCAAGTTTGCCAGCGAGGTGTTTCTTGGATTCCAGGCGGATGGCACACGCATCAATACCGGCCAACAGATCACGCAGGCGCTGACCTGGGCTGTTGGCGCCGGGGCGAACCTCCAGATCGGCACGATCACGCCAGCTACAAACTTCGCCTATTACAACGTGCGCGACATGACTTGCGGTGAGGTGATCCGCCAGATGTTGCGCTGGACACCGGACACGATTACCTGGTTCGACTACAGCACAACACCTCCGACATTCTACGCCAAGCGCCTGGCCGATCTGACGGCAACGACGGTGACGCTGGGCACTGACAAAATCAAAGCCTTGTCATTGCGCCCTCGTCCTGACCTTGTGCTCGATGCCTGCGTGATCCGCTACAAGATACCCAACAGCGTAAACGGGATTGTGTTCATAGCCATTCAGACCGACACTTACCCGGTTGGCGCCACGGAGCAGCACATTTTTAACAGCATCAACACCATTGAGCTTTTTGGATTCCGCAAGACCGTGGTGAGTGCGACGATCAAGACGAACACGATATTTGCCAATGCGGTGGCATCGGCTGACCGGGTGACATGGTGGGAGAACAAAATCCCATGGCTCAAAGACCCGCACATTGTCCAATCCAGCATCCAAATCACCTTCAATAGCGCCATTGAAACCATCATTGATCCTGTAACCGGGGCATCGAATGACGTTGCGGTGGATATGACGCAGTATCCCAATGAGCTGATTGACGGCCAGATCGCCACTTGGATGACGGGGTTCCATCAGAAGGAAGTGAAGCTCTCCGCTACGCTGACCTACGCGCGCACGACGGACACTTCTGGTGCGATACCCATTCAAGGCGCGAACGGAGTTCCCATCACTTGCACAGTGAAGGGCACCAATGCCACCTCGGGCACTTATACCGCTATCCAGAGCTTCGAGGAGGGCGACCCGGTGCCGTCCGGGCTTGCTCAGGACATTTACACCTCACGCGCTACGCTGCAGCATGAGGGAGAAATTGAGCTTGTGGGTTCGGAGATACCTGCGGGGTTCGCCATGGGCCAGAAGATCAGCCTAAATGGCCTGGCCTCCTCGTTCGGATCCATGATGGTGCAGCAGATCACCGAGGAACCGTTCGCTGGACGAATAACCCTGCGCGTGGGGCCGCCGCGGCAGATCGGCATTCAAGACCTTATTGAGCTGATGCGCGCCAACCGTTACCGGATCATCTACAACCTGCCCATCCAGCAGCAGGGAAGCCCCGAGGCGAGCGGCAATGTCCCGCTGGGCAGCAACATGCCCAAACAGGATTCGGTTGCCGACTCCACGCCAAGCAGTGCGTTCGGGGTCAGCAAGGACCAGGGCGGCGGAACGACTGCGGTTGTTGTTAAGGATGCCATTGGACCCGCTGCCAATCCTGGGCCACAAGTGAGGATCGTTTATTATGATTCGGCTGGCGCAAAGGTCACGACTCAACCGAGTGCCACCATGAACGTGTCCGATCTTGTCGCCCTTGGACTGGTGAACCATGACGCGAAGTTCGTACTACTGAAGTTCAAAGACCCAAACAACTCCTGCGCTCCGATGAAGATGGCGGTGATGGGCACAACGCCCGAGCCTGATGTATGAGCCAGAACGCAGACTTCTGCTGCGATTGCGGCGGGCCAGGCTGCAACAATGCCCGGTTCCTGGTGGAGTTCATGGGCGTTGGCCAGTGCGGCGGATTCCAAGACCTGCTTTGCTTCGATGATTGCGGGTTCGAGTTGGGAACTCCGAACGGGTTCTGTCCTGCCAGTTCGGCCTGTGATCATGTCGCCGCCTCATTTTATTCCGGCTTCAAGCTGCGCGTGGAATATGGCACATTCGATCCAGGCACCGGGCCAACATACGCTTGGACTGAGGTTAGGGCGACCTGTGACACGACCATTGGTGAGCCGGAACATATCGAGGTTGAGCAGGGCACCGGCACACACTCGGACGGGATTGTGTTTCAATGGACCCGCAACGCAGATGGATCAGTCAGTCAGAGCGGCGGCGTGGGCGCGATTGCTCTTGCGGTATCCAACACCAATGTTGCAAGCCACACCAGCACGCATTATCTGCGAACAGACGCGACTATGCCGCCTGATTCTCATTACAAAACCGAGGTCACACTTGATGGAGCTGTTGCTGTTGGGGCGTGTATTACGGATGCGAAAACATTCTGCGATTCAGTCAGCATCTCAGGCAACGCCACGGTCACAATCTGGGATGGCTCCACGGTTCAAACCAATGTCCCGGCCAGCCCGTTAAGGATTCGCAAGTTCTACGCGCGCAGGCCGGGAGGATTCACTGTCATCAACGGAATCAATGGCACAACCTATACTGATGGCGTCGGAAATGCGCTTGGTGTCCCAGACGGTCCATTCGTGAATGCAGCCACCTCGCCAGAATGCCGTTACGTTGCTGGACAAGGCAACATCGGTGCTCATGACCCAAACACATTCCCGATTGACATAGAGGACAACGGCAGCGGCCTGCCCTTGTTCCAATCCATCTGCAATCCAGTCTATCTTAACACCATAAACGTAGCCGCAGCGACACAGACCAAGCTCGCATTCATCATGCCGAGGTGGTGCATTGAGAAGGTTCAGGCGCAGATCATAAAATGCGATGGCAGCAACACGCTGATGGATTGGACAACAGTTCCAACTGATCAATGCCAGATCGGTGCTGCGGCCGGTAGAATAGCCCATTGCCACTCCGAGCCTGATGGCAACAATCAAATCGGCACAATAACCAATGTTGATGGTTGCCAATCCGGCGGATGCACAGGCATTATCTGGCTGTTCACTTATCACGACATGCAAACCTTCGGCTGGATGGAGCTTGACGAAACAACTTGTGGCGATTGCACTGTGATCTGTAATAACCTGGCGCCATGAGAATCCCGTTGAGCCACATCGTCTATCGCGCACAGAGCCGACCACCTGGCTATCTTGAGGACATGAAAGCGCATGGCGTGGTCAGCGGTGAGGATCTGGTCATGGACGATGACATTTACTCCCTGCTCAAATACAAATACCGCAAAGGGCTGGGTGATGTGGTCGAGGCCACGGCCAAGCCGTTCGCCAAGCTGTTCAACATGGATTGCCTCGATGCCGATACAAAATTGAAGCCCGATTCTAATTGCGCCAAGCGCAGGGATGCACTAAATAAACTTATCAGATGAAACAGGCCACCCGTTTAACGCCCGTTGCAGCACCGCCACAACCCGGCCCGCCCCTGACCGAGAGTTGTTCCAACTGCAAATGTTTCATGGCTGATCAGACCTGCCATCGCGGCCCGCCCTGCACAGATTTCCAGTTCTATCGTTCGCTCGGGTTCTGGCCGACTGTCACTGAATCGCAATGGTGCGCTGAATGGAAACCCCGTAAACCCGTAAATGGAGTATGACAAACCTCCTGATCCTCACCCTGCAACTGATCCACACAAACATATTCCCCATCGGCTGCAAGTATGGTGATGGCGGAACACCCGCGGCTTATTGCTGGAATGTGGAATTGACCTACACCATACCAACCAATCTCACGCCCTCGGTCTGGGTTGTGGAATCCACCGACACACCTGAAGGTGTCACAATCATTGAAGAGCCACCCTGGGGCACGCTCTACATTGGCCAGCCGTGGCAGGAGATAAACACATCAACGAACGTGACCTTCTGGCAATATCCAAACCTTGACCTTGGCCATTTCACGAACACATGGACAGGCACGGTCCAAACCAATCGCATCCGGTTCCCGGTGCCGGATGGGTATGCCGATGGCAAGGGCTATTATTACCGGATGAAACGAGTTAGGTGATGTGGGTAAGCATGATTCCAAGAACACACGCCCAGGCAAGCTCACTGGTATCAAACCCACCGCTGCCGAACATGAGAGGCGTGTGCAGATCGTGTGTGACTTGATCGGTCAAGGCAGAAAGAAACATGAGATAATCCATGAACTCTGCACCGAGTTTGGCGTTCATTGGCGCACATCAGAAAATTACCTTGTTCGCGCCAGAGAAGTGATTATCAAGGCCATGGGCCGGAGCAAGCCAGAACTGAGAGCCGAGGCCGTCCTGTTCAATGAGCAGATCATTAGAAGCCCAGATACCAGCACTAAAGAGAAACAGGACAGTTCCAAACAACTCTGCGAACTGCTCGGCCTCTACGCCCCGCGCACAGTTGAGGTTGATGCTACGGTATCAAGCGAGATCACCGTCATCCATTCACCGATTGATGTTGAGGAAGTGATTGAGCCGATTGCGATAACGAACGGGAATGGCCACTAAACATTTCTACCTGCCCGACTTCCGCGGTGGTCCGCGCGACCTGCTCACATCGCATGAGCATGAGGTGATCTGTGTTGGGCCAAGCGACACCGGCAAGACCTGGGCTGCTTGCGTCAAATCGTTCATGCTCTGCACGGACAAGAAACGGCCTGGAGTCAAAGGCGCGATGATGCGCAAGACATTCCACAGCATCTTCGATTCTGTTGTCCGCACATTCGACAAGATCACAGCCGGAATGCCGATACGCCGTTACGGTGGCCAGCTTTATCGTGATCGTTACGTGTTCCCGAACAAGAGCGAGATCGTCTGCATCGGTCTGGACAAGCCCGACAAGCTGCTATCGAGCGAATGGGATTTCATTCAGGTATGCCAAACTGAGGAACTGCTCGAAGCAGACTGGGAAATGATCGCCTCACGTTGTACCGGGCGCGGCGCTGTCGTGGCATTCCCGCAGATCTTCGGTGACTGCAACCCAGGCTCAAGCCGACACTGGATCAGGCAACGGGCTGAGAAGGGCGCGCTGCGGCTTATCAACGCTTATCACAAAGACAACCTGGCACTGTATGACAAGGCTGGGAACATCACCGAGGAAGGCAAGCGCCGGATTGGGTTTCTAGAATCAACGCTGACAGGACTGCGCCGACAACGATTGCTCCTGGGCAAATGGGCTACGGCCGAGGGTGCAGTGTTTGACACATTTGATCCTGAGAATGTGCATGTGTGTGTCAGGTCCGAGTCTGAGATGAAAACCTGGCACCTGTGCATGGACGAAGGTTTCACAAACCCAGCCGTGATACTGCTCTGCGGTGATGACAGCGACGGCCGGCGCCATGTGTTCCGCGAGTATTACCAGCGTGGCGCACTCCAGGCTGATGTGATCCAGGCAGCGGTGAAACTGTTCAAGGATTTCCAATGCTACATGATCGCAGTGGACGCGGCCGCAGCTGGTCTGATTGCTGGCTTGAACGGGTGTGGAGTCAATGCGGTTGGTGGAAAGGGCCGGATCATTGATGGAATCTATGCGCTGCAGAACCGGCTTCTGGTCTGTCGTGATGGCAGGCCCAGGCTTACCATTGATCCGAGCTGCAAAGAGACGATCAATGAGTTTGAGAGTCATGTATGGCAACCTGACAAGCCCAAGGATGTGCCGATAGATCGGGACAATCACAGCATCGCAGCCCTGCGCTATCTTGAAGATGTGCTGGCTGTGCCCACGGGCGCTGTGGACTCAGCAGACAACCTTTACACAGGCGAAAGCGAGTTTGCTGGTGAAGAGATCGAGTTTGGTCAACGATTGGAGCTGAGATGATAGAAGAGAAACCGATAATAAACACTGTTGACATCGGACAGGACAGGCTTCTGGATGTAGCTAATATTATCGCGCTAGCCAGACGCGACCTAAAGAAACCCAAATGAACCTGCAACTATTAACCCACGAACCCGCACCAACACCCTGGATACCCAATGGCCGAACCATGGCTGGCCGCAGAGAGATCAAGGCCCAGGTCGAGAGATGGTTTAAGATCGGATTGATCAGGCCAGCCAGGCCAGCGCCACCCATCAGGCGGGTGTTGGGCAAATACGATCTGAACGGCCTTTGTTGTAAACAAAGTTACACAATCTGCAGCGCACCTATTCCATCCAAAGCCCCGCCTGTGGTATAGCCGTGCCAGATGCGGCTGTTTGGCTATGATCTTCGCAACCCTTTTCTAAGGGCCAGAAGCCCCAATCTTCCCCCGCGCGGCTCTGACCAGCAGTTAGCCGACATCCTCCCTCCGTTCGGCACAAACCCGCCTCAAGGCCCAATCCACACCGCCAGTTATGAGATGGGCGATAGGCTCATCCATAACGATCCGCGCGAGCTTTGGTATCTGGCCCTGCCATCCAAGCTTACACCGCAACAGGTTACGAACATCCTGCGCGCGGCCCTGGGTGGCGACGTCTGGCAGCAATGGCAGCTCCTGAGCCTGATGATGGACACATGGCCAATGCTCAGGAAGTGTGCGTTTGAGGTGTTGAGTGCAGTATCCACCTCTAAATACATCGTTCGTCCTTATTGCGAACCTGGAGAAGATCCAACCGATACGGCTCTTGAAAAGGCCGATCTGGTGCAAAGGGCTGTCGCCGGCATGGCCCCTAACCCATTCAATGATGAAACCGGATTCTCCGGAATGGTATTCGACCTGTGCGATGCGATGCTCAACGGGTTGGCCATGACGGAACTGATGTGGCAGGAGGTCCAGGGCGAGTTGATGCCGCGCGCGAGTGCCTGGGTGCATCCCCGGCATTTCACATTCGGCAATGATGGAGTGCTGAACATCTTCGACGAGACATACCACAGGCTGAACTTTCAACTGGCTCAGAACCCCGGCCAGATGCCTGACCCGAACAAGTTCTTATGCGCCCAGTTTAAGAGCCGGAGCGGATCAAGCCTTGGCAACGGCCTGATGCGGCCGCTGGCCTGGTATTGGTCTGCCATCGTGTTCAATCGGGAATGGATGCTCGAAGTGGCCCAGAAATACGGGTCCATGTTCCTGGACATGACATACAAACCCGGCACACCACAGGCCGAGGTGGATAAAATGAACAGTTTCCTGAACAAAGCGGCTATCAGAGGCTGGATGACGCATGTGGAGGGATCGGTCATCAATGTTACTCCTGCTGCCGCTATGGGGCCGGACAATCCCCAGGTCCACATCATCAAAGCCGCCGATGAAGCCTGCCAACTGCTGTTGCTGGGCCAGACCGCTACGACCAGCCCGACACCGGGCAAGTTGGGCAATGACCAAAGCCACATGGAGGTCAAGCGCGAGCATATCGAGAGGATTGCTAAATGGATTTCACCGTCAGTGCTCACCAATCAGTTCAGCCGTGCCATCGTGCGCGTTAATTACTTCGGAACTCAGAACCCATTCGCTGTAGTCACCGAGATACCATCTGTAGACGCCGACTTCACCGAGGCAACAGACCCGCTCACAGAAGCGCAGCGCGACCAGATATTCCTTACTGCCGAGGTGCCATTGGGCGAGGAAGAGTTTTACAAGCGGCACAACCTTGCCATGCCTGAGCCTGATGACCGCGTGATCGTGGGTGGCAAGGTCGGGACCATGGACGAGATCAAGCAGGAAGCTGCTGATGCACTTGCCGCACAACAGCAGCCCAAACTCGATGCGAACGGCAAGCCAATGACACAGCCCCAGGACGATCCGTTGCGTAAAGCCGTGGCCAAAGCCAGCACTGAGGATGTGCAGGAGCTGCATCGGCTCATTGTGGCCGCCAAACAGGCCAAGCACATGAACGGCGAACTTGAGGCAGTCGAAATCAAGATCAAACAGATTAAGAAAGGCGCTTATGCCAGATCCTGAACCTATTCAAGCCAAGGGCACCGCACCCGGCGCCAAGAAGGCCAACGCCACGCGCAAGACCGCAGCGGCTGATTCATCCAGCACCGACGCCCACGAGGCCAGCGCAAAGGCACACGACACCGATGCGCCCGACGATCACAAGGCCGCGGCTGATGCCCACCAGAAGGCTTACGACAAGCACGAAACGGCCTACAAAGCCAACGCCAAGGCCGGTAATGACGATGCCATGGATCATCACATGGCAGCCATGAGCGGTCACAAGGCCATGGTTGGGGTGCATTCTGATGGGGATGATGACGATGATGACGCCAAGGCCAAGGGCGGGGCAACCAATGGCATTGTCCATTGCGAGGGTTCCTCAGCCACATTCGAGGAAACACCCACAGGCGAGCTTCAATGGATGCCAGGCGGTGTAACCACGGTTACGGCCAATTACGATGGCAAGCCCATCCAATTGACCGTCCAATGCACGCAGGACAGCGCCAGGACCGTCGCTGACTCGTTCGAGAGGTGTATCAAGGCCAGCCCGCGCCGGCCTCCATACGGCTGCGTGGAGCACAGGGAAGAGGAAGCAGCATTCCATCCCAAAGGCTTTACATGGAAGGATCAGCCTGAGCCTGGAATCTATTGTTCAGCCGAATGGACCACTCTGGGCCTGCGTAATGTCCGGGGAAAGATTCACACCAGCTTTTCACCCAGTTTCGCCACAGACGCCGAATACACCAAGGGCAGTCTGCGTGATGGTGTCCTGACATTTCCCGATGGTGTGAAAGGCAGCGAAAGTAATCCTGCCAACATCACCGGGGTTAGCCATAAGTCGGTTGGTAGCTTAACCAACTGGCCGGCATTCAAGAACATTTTGCCCGTCCGGGCGAAACAGGCCGAACCGCAGCCTGAAACAACAAACGCGGGTCAAATCACAGGTCTAAAAATGAGAGTCAAACTACTCAAGGCCCGCGGATCAAACACTGCGGGGACATACCTCGAACTGGAAGATAACGACGCCGTTAAGGCTGTCGCTTCAGGCGAGGCCATGCCGGAACATGCGGCTCAGGCTATTGAAGCCAGGGACGCCGAACTAGTCACAATCAAAGCCAAACAAACCGAGTCCGACAAGAGCCGGATCGTCGAGGCGATTGACCGCGGCGTGAAGCGCGGCGCATTGCTGCCCAAGGGCACGGATGCCAAGAGCCAGGAAACGATCAAGGCCACCCAGTTTGACAGGCTGCTCAAGGGCGCCGATGTCAACCTGCTCATTGAGATGCTGGACAACATGCCGCAGGTCACAAATCCTGAAGGGCTGACCGGGCGCCGGATTCAGGCAGAGAATGGGAGTGTTGATAAGCACGTATTCGGCGGTGAACCGACCGCTGCTGAGGTGGTCGAGAAGATCATCAGCGCGTCAGGTAAGGACAGGATTGGATCAGCAATCGGAGCATGTCACCGCCCGTTATCGCTTCAACAGGGCGGGTCGAGCCTGAGCGATATACAAGCCGCCGCCGCTGAATCCTTGGATAATGCCAGACTGCTAAAAGCCCATGTGCTCGATGCTTACAACAAGCAGGGCGACTGGGCATTGCGCCAGATGGTTCGCGCCATCAGCGATGTAACCGACCCCAATACTCAGGTTGGCACGCTGTCCAGCACGCTCGTTCTGATGAGGAACCTTGGCTACCTGAAGAACAAGCTAAACTTCATGCCTTACATCAGCACCGACCTGCGGGCCGAACCGGCGAGGTATGGCCAGTCTGTTCTGACTCGTTACATTACGCCGCCCAATGTGCTAACCTACGTGCCCGGCACTGGTTACACCTCGGATGCGACTGCGATCAGCAATTACATCGCCAACCTCGGCACGAACAAGGCCAACATTGGAACCTCGGTTTCAGGTGTGGCTGCTGATGTGGCCGGAACTCACACACTCAGCGCCCCAAGCACAACGGATGTGCCTGTCATCATCAACAACCATACGGGTGTTGAGATCAGGTTCCCGACGAGCACAATCGGAGCAACTGTCCGTAACCTGTTCGCGGAACAGCAGGGCGCACAGATGTATTCACTGGCCGAGTTCATCAACAAGGTATTCCTGGCAACGGTATTCAGCGCCACCTGGAACGGTATCAGTGCCACGGCGCTTCCGCTGGGCGGTAACACGTTCGGACTGTCTGGTGTGGTGAAGATCAAGAACAAGTTCTCGATCAACAAGATGCCTGACACCGGGCGCTTCGCGGTCTTGCACTCGGTCTATCACGACAACATTCTGACTGATGCCAGCCTGCTCACTGCCAAGGCAATCCTGGCCGTGAATGGTGGCGAGAGCGACTTCGAGACCGGCGAACTTCCGACGTTGTTCGGGATCAAGGTTCTGGAAAGCCAGCTCGCGGCATACAAATCGGCTGGATCAGTGGCTGCGGCCTTTACCGGGCTGGTGACGCCTACCGATCCGACGACCATTGCTGCTGTTGCTCCTGACGGCATCGGGTTTGCGGGTAACTCAGCCTCGGCCCTGTTCGTGGCTCGTTTGCCGCAGGATTATACCACGGTCCTTCCCAACATCCCGGCCACAGCAGCAATCGAGATCGTGACCGAACCGGACAGCGGGTTGTCTCTCCTGTTCACCAAGTACGTGGATCATTCGCTGGCCGAAGTGAAGGCGCGCTGCGCCATCATGTTTGGTTTCGCGCAAGGCGATCCTCGGCAGGGTTTCGTTCTGACACCATAACCAGTCCCAAACACAATCAACAGAAAGATCAATACAATGAAAAAGAATCTGTTCACAGTTCTCGGGTTGCTTGGGGCTGCCACGGGTGTAGCATACCTGCTGGCGTTCCTGTCATCCTCGATGCACGCTCAACCCGCCCCCGGAGGCGGGATCATCGGCACACCATCCACTCTCATTCTGAGTGGGTCTGGAAACTGGACCAACCGCATTGCGGCGTCCACCTCTGTTACCAACACGGTGAGATACGACACTGGAAACGCCCTAAATGTCTATGTGCAATGGGCGCTACAGGCCACCACGGTAGGGCCGACCAATTGCACATTGGAAATCCGGCGCAGCGTGGACGGCGTATATGCAAACGCTGAGCTCTGTTGCCTGCTCACGAACACGACCAGCGCAACGGCACTGACCACGACATACGTTTACACGAACCTAAACGGGAATGTGACGGTGGGGGGCGCCAAGTATCTGTTCTTCAACATCATGAGCAACGCCACGGCTGGCGGGTTCCTGACGAACTATTCCGTTACAGTCAATTCCAAATAACTTCTCTCGGGCACGCCGCGCGTTGGGGTTATACGGGTTCTCCGACGCGCGGCTCTTAGACTATGCCAAATCCAGGGCAACCGTGGGTGGTAGTGACAGCCGATAGCATACAGACTTGGCTATCAGCCACGCCTGTCAACGCGGCTAACGAGACAGACCCATCCGGCCTGAACAGGTTGGAACAGGTCTTGATTGATGTGGTTGAGCGGATCAGGGGCACGATCCTGACCGCCGGCCGCATCCCATTGAGCCTGACACAAGGTCCGGTATCCCAGGACTCGAAGTTCAATGTCAAGTCTGTGCCACCTGAAGGCAGGCAACACACCAAGGTATTGACCGCGGCAAGTGCTGTGGCAGCCATACCTACGCTGTGGGCATTCTGCGAGTCCGATGTATTCAAGCGCCAACTGGATGCGGCTGAGAAGTGGATTACGGACGTCCAGGAGGGCGCCTCAGTCACGTTGCCAGTTGATCCTGACCCAGACACAACCCCGAGCGGCACTGAATGGGGAGATTATAGCGGTCAGGAGGTTAACGGGGTTGGCGGCTTGATAGACATGAGCACGGACCAGGCGATACCGGCCACATGAAGCCAGACATGGACATCACAATCGAAGATCAGGCTCAGGACGTCCTGGGCCGGATCCAGCGCATTGTTGATGAGGAATTGATCGTCCGCGCGGTCAACCAGTTCCCGGCCAAGCCTGACACCCGGAACATTGCCCATGCCAAACGGGTCATCCTGCGACATGCCCAGCTTCAGAGCGTTGGCAACTGGATTCAAAGCCGGGTGGATAGGCGCCTGTCCAAACTTGAGGATGAACTTGTCAGCGAAACACGGAGCATTGACCCGACTGAGGATGAGGCCAGAACCGAACGGCTACTTGCGGTGGCAGACAAGAGCATCCATGCGGCGTTCGATGACATTCGTAAGCAGGTTGAGAAAGATGCCATCGGCGCGGCCGAGATCGTGGCCGAACGCGCAGCCAAGAACCTGAAGGATCATCACGGCATCAAGGCTGAGGCTCCAGAGCTTGACCATTTCAGCGATGTGCCGGTCCTGGGCCTGACGCTGCAGGAACACCTCTCAAAGCTGGCCGACGATGCTCTGGTTAGGTTCACGGCCGCTATTCGTGCCGGGGTCCAAGCTGGTGACACCCTGGCCCAACTCGTTGCGCGGATAGAAGGCAATGGCCAGTCTGTGACCGCCAGCGAGCCAGTCAAGGCCGATGACGCCACATCATTTCTGATCCGATTGCGCCTCATGGATGCCAGCGAGATGAGCGTCAACAAGGTCATCCAGGCCGCTCTGACCATGTTCGCTAACAATGCCGAGCAAGAGGTTCTGGAAGGATCAGACGAGGAGGATGAAGATGGCGAAGAAGTCAACATGGGCTGGCAATGGATGGCGATTCTGGATCAGG